CTGTTGGTCACACACCCAATGTCAAATGTTTTGACTTCCACCAGTATGTCTAGTGATCCCCGTTCGCGGAGTCGGAGCAGACCTGCACATTTCGTCGTTGAAACGGTCCGAAGGGACCCTTTCTGGCTTAATGGGTATTACTATCCCGGAGATCAAAGAGACGTGGCTATCGATATTCCTGAAACTCAGGAATTTTTCGAAGTCATGACTCCTAATTCTGACGGGAATAGGTCATCTTGGAAAGATTTCCAGCATTACAAACGCTGGAGCTTCTTCGATGACACTGCTCTTAGTAGTTGTCCGATCGCTTGCGACATTAGCGACAATTATTTGTTGCATGCCGGAAGTGTTGACGAAGCTTACGCTCTGTACAACGGCGATTACGGAGAGGCGGGTAAGTGCAATATTGACTTACCTGAATTCTATGATCCATCGGGGAGTGGGTTTATACCCCCACCCGCGGAGCTTGAGTCCTTGTACCAGCTGTCCTTAAAGAACATGCTGCCAAGTATCAAGCCAGAGTTGTCGCTGGTCAATACGCTCTTAGAGCTTAAAGACCTTGCGTCACTATGGAAACGAATCAACAACATAAGAAAGTTCATGCAATCGCCGTTTTACCTGAAACTCATTAATTTGAGAATCAAAGGTAAGACGGTGAAGAACATGACATTTCGTCAGTTGCTCGCGTCGCTTAGTGGTGAATATCTTGAATGGATGTTCAACATTAAGCCTCTGATTAGCGACTCGCTCGGCATTTACCGAGCATTGTCGGCCTACGAGAAGCGTATAAACAAGCTTCTTGCAGGTGCGGGGCACGTTAGGACTTCGCATTTTACGAAGTCCTATCAAGAGTTCGCCGACTTCCGTGAGGACCTCAAGAAAGGAGTAGGCCCCTTGTATTGTTATCTACTTGATGACAGTACAAGGAAGCAAATACTCACCCTTGTAGATTCCCGACGGAGAGTTTGGACCGAACCGTCTACATTCCATGCTGAAGTGAGTTATAATTACAATTATAACTCATACCAGATCGAGCATGCTCGATATTTGGCACTCCTAGATGCTCTTGGGGTTAACCTTAACCCTCGGATTATCTGGGCTGCCATACCATGGTCCTTTGTAGTTGATTGGGTTGTGAACGTAAGTTCATATCTTGATCAGTTTAAAGTGACCAACATGGAACCGCAGATCAACATACTGCAGTACTTGTGGAGTATCCGGCGTAAACGTCGAATACAGGTGTACGGGCTTATGTCCGCACAAGGGTATTACGATGGGTGGGACGGAGGTTCCGCCCACACCGGGTTAACACAAGTAACACGTCCGATGATCACTGAAACGTCTTATCGACGCGACATTGGTCTTGTGGACGTAAACACACTACAAGTGTGCGGGCTGGACCTTACTAAGTTCAGTCTGGGTGCTGCGCTCTACTTTAGTAGGCACAAGCATCAGCATCACAGAGTCAATACGACTCTGTGAATTGTCAGAAACGTTAGCAAATTCACATTAGCATGTTAGCAAATACGCTAAATACCAATGAAATCAAGAACGCTGCAGGTACGGAAGTTGAATTCCAACATCTGCAGGCCTCGGGTCGAAGTCGGGTGTTCGCTTTAATTAACGAACCTCCGAGTCAGAAACACCGTCTCACGATATCTCATCAAGAGACAGGTTCTGGCAAGGCCATGCGCCGGCGGTCAGTCGTTCGATTTGACAAACAAGTCACTTCGACGGTTGACAGCACGACGCTGGTCACTATCTCGGCATACACCGTCGTGGATCTCCCTGTGGGAGCCATGCTGGCTGGTACCGAGTTCTCGAACGTCCTCGCGGAGCTGATGTCGTTCCTGTGCACCACTGGTGCCGGAACGACTGTGCTCTTCGATGGATCCGGGAACGGCGCGAACTGCTTGCTCACTGGCGGCCTCTAATAGGCTTAGCCGTAGGCAACGTTCAGCACTCTAGTAATAGAGTGTTCCTTCGTTCGCTACTGTTGTAGTAAGTTCTGCATTCCTGGCGCCCTCGTGAGAGGGCGCCACGAAAAGGAGTGTAGACTTTGTTCGTCGATTACAAAGCATGAAAACTAAGCGTAAAAGAATCCCAGCAGCCAAAAGGTTGTTTGGGGTATATACCTCAATCGAACCCGATGGTTACTGGCTCTCCGCCAAGTATCATGCCGGTAATGGAAGGGTCTGTGGACTCACTGTCGGCCGAAAGGCTGACAATGGGTTCCCAGATGTCTATTACTGTAAGGCCAACACCTGCAAGCAAGTCGGTGACTTCATCGTCAACTCTTTGCTTGTAACATCTACCTTGTATTACAACAAGCAGATGGGGCGTTTGGACCTACGTGCGCAGAAATGCGCACGTAAGTCCATTGGGACTCAGAATGGCGTCAAGCCATCTGAGTCTGTAGCCAAGCTTGGTCTCCAAACATGACTGGGTAGCTAAACTCGGTTTCAGACAGAATAGGAAGCTCGAAGGCGTTCGTGAGAACGACCCTCCTTGCTAATCCTACATATGCCTGTTCACCGAGAAAGCCCTCAGTCAAGTCAAGGGGCCTGTGGCCTACACCTGTCTCCCAAACATACGGAATGATGACAGTTATCTTCCTGCGAAAGCTGGAAGGTTTACTGTTACGAATCGTATGGAGGAGCGATCGATGCAATATGTCTTTTGGCATATTGAAGGCGAACTGGTTGTGGGATCGCGTAACGCTGCATGCTCTAGGAAAGGAACCTTATGGTCCTTGATAAGAGCCTAGATGTGGATAACCTCATCGCTGCCGTGTTACACGACGTCTTTGAGACACATGGTGATGTATTTGACATCGCTTCACGAAAAAACACCCTTAATAAGGTGCGTAACCGTGTCGCATTGGAAGGAATCGGTTTTCTAACGAAAACCTTGCCTCGTCTTGGAAAGGCTCTTGATAGAGCTCTTTCATCAGATACCGCCTTGGACTCTATCTCTTTAGGATTCAAACCCTACAAAGATAGTAAGTTCCCGAAATTATTCGGTGAACTTTTCAAGCGCGTTCTGGGACAAGACGGACGGCTACTTCCGTTACCGTGTGCAAAGTGCGTTAAGTCATTAAGACAGATTCTATACTTGTTTTACAAGTACGAACTGCCTTATTCGGATGAGCAAGAACAACAAGTCCTTGATAAGTTCGTCAGAACTGAACAAGAACTCGAAGCTGTCAGCGCGAAACTTGATGAACTCAAGCACCTCGTTGATAATACGATGCCTACGGCCCGTCTCTCGAAAGAGGACATGCCCGTGGATGTCGTACGCAAAGCAAGAAGAGCCCTCTCGGACCTTTTTGCTTTCTTTGACCCGAAAGATATTATCCCTCGTCACGGCCCTGGGGCTGTTGCTACAAGGCAGCAGCTTCAAGAGAAGTACGAATGGAGTAATATCTCGGCGAAGATCACTCGAACTTATGAGGCTGAGACGTATTTTTATGCGTCTTTGTCTCACTTCGGTGATCGTTTACAAGAGCATCAAGCTCTTAGTAGCAAGGATCTTCCCGCGCGAGTAGTACTCGTGCCGAAAGATTCGCGTGGTCCGCGTCTAATCTCCTGTGAACCCGTTGATTATCAATGGATTCAGCAAGGATTAGGTCGCGCCATAGTGAGTTTGGTAGAAAACAATGTACTGACCAAGTACAGTGTTTTCTTCACAGACCAAGTTCCCAACCAGCATGGTGCCCTTTTAGGGTCCATGACGGGAGGGTATGCGACGTTAGACCTCAATGAGGCAAGCGATCGCGTAACACTTAGTCTGGTTCGCCTACTGTTCCCGCCACACATTTATGATGTGCTCGCGAATTGTAGGTCCTCATCCACTGTGCTGCCAGACGGAATGATAATCCCCTTATGGAAATTTGCGCCGATGGGAAGTGCTTTATGCTTCCCTATCCTCGCATTGACCATATGGGCCATTCTGTATGGCGTGTCACATAACGCGGAATACGGCATTGGATGGTACAAATTCGGCAAAAACCGAAAGCGTATAGTCAAAGACCGTATTCACGTGTATGGTGATGATGTGATCGTCCCAACAGCGCAAGCTGAAGATGCGATCAAGTGGCTCGAATACTTTGGTCTTAAAATAAACCAAGATAAGAGCTGCTCTAAGGGATTCTTCAGAGAATCCTGTGGCGTTGACGCCTTCAAAGGCGTCTCTGTCACTCCAGTCCGTTTAAGGACGGTATGGACCTCATCACGCTCGCCTGACTCGTACACCAGCTGGATCGCTTACGCGAATTCCTTCTGGGAACGAGGATACCTCCACACTTACGATTACATCGTAAGGCACTTGTCCCTGTTATATGGGCCAATTCCGACGAAGGACCGTGTTGAAAACACGGTGCCGAGTCTATGTGGTGTATCTAAACACATTGTTAAGCCGCACTCTCGATATAACGTCGATCTTCAAAAGACCGAACGTTTATGTTGGGTAACGACTAACAAGTCTGTCAGAGTACGAACCGACGGTTGGAATAAACTGTTTCGATTCTTCATCGAAGCAGCTTCCAAACGTACGGTTTCTCCTTCAGATCAGGAGTTGCTTAGCCAGGTATTACACCCGGAAAGCTTCTCCGTCAGTTCATACACACGTCGTAATACAAGCATGCTTGTAAAACGATGGCGATGAGTTAAATTGTTCAGAGATTAACAACCTCCGAACAGGCAGGGGTG